CCATGATGTGCCTCGTTGGCATATTGCAGGCCATTGTCTTGCTTCTCGTTGCCCTCTATAGTGCCTGAACTCTATTAGCTCAGGGTCTTCTGGTGAGGGCGCTAGTGCTAGACCGAACTCTGACCATCTTGACCATACTGCGGAACCGAATGGACGTAAATCTCTTTGTCCTCCTGAACCTAGTGGTGCGTGATGCTCTAACCATAGTGCGCAGTTGTACTTCATCTTTATATAGTCAAAGAATTTAGCTATCTCAATAGATACTGATTCTGCTGATCTATTACCTGTTTCTAAGAATGCTTTGTAGAGTGGCCCAAAGAATAGTATGTCAGGACGTATCATGTCCACGTATTCTTCTAGCCATTCTTTACCACTGTCTTTTAACATGTCTATTCCGTCAGGCTTTGACAATAGATGACTGTTCTTATCTAAGTTGTGATGCATGTCATAATATTTTATTTTTTGATAAATCTTATCACCGTGTCGCCTAATGATCTTGGGTGGATTCTCTAAGTCCACTGTAAGCGTCTTAATAGGCTTCATGGCTGTCCGTTTGAAGGGATGTATGCCTGCAGAGCTCATTAAAGCTACTTGCCTCATCAGTGTAGTTTTACCTGCACCTTCTGCGGCTACTACTATGACTCGCTCTCCCCTCTCTAATAGGTCTGGAATAACCCAGTCATATGAGAGGTCCATCTCTGCTTCTAGAAACTCTTTCCAGTTTACTAGCATTCCTTCATCCAGTTCGCTATCGCTCATCTGTTTGAAACCGGATATGATAGATTGCACGCCTGTGTTGGAAACTGACATTGTACTTTCTGTTACTTTATCTACATCTAAAGTTAGTAGATCGTCAGGTATTTTACCACCTGCTTGCAGTAGGTCACTAATGTCGTTGTGCTCTTTAGGCATGAAAGCCCTAACAGAGTTAGCAACATCTTGCAGTACATTGTGTACGTGTCTTGCATGCCTGTATCCTGATTCGTCGTTGTCGCAGATAATTATAACATTTGCACCTGCTAAAGATTGTGTGTGTTCTTCAGTCCACTTGTTCTGGCCTTCTCCCCCAGCTCCGCCGGGGTTTGTGGTAGCGACTTTACCTATCGCTTCTAAAGAGTGAACGTCTTTTTCACCTTCTACAACGTAGACAGGTTTGCCTTCTTTAATGGCGTTTAGTACCTGCGGTAATCTGTACAGTGGCTTTGCCATGCCTGAAGTAGACCAGTCCCATCCGCCGTGACCATTAGGTTTGCGTTGACGGAACGTTTTTTTGCCGTCTTCATCAACATATCGCAATACTTCCATCACTAGCTCACCTGCTGTGTCTAGGTATTTGTATGTTTCTTGTGGCTTACCTAACGGCTTATTCTTCTTTACTTTCTTAGAAGATGCAGGGAATAGATCTTTTGTTGTAAGTCCTATTGACTCACAGATATCATTAGCATCACATCCACCGCCTCTTTGACAGTAAAGTAAAACTTGACCTTGTTTGCCAACAGATACACGCAATGATGGATTCTCATCATCTGCTCGGCATGGGCATCTTGCATCCCACTGTGTCTTTCCTGACTGCCTGTGATCTAGTCTAGACAGTACGTTATCAATTGGCTCCATTTTATTTACCTTTAAATCCATAGTTATTTAATATATACTCTTCTCTAATCTTGCTGTACAATGATATGAATGTGTCTCTGTCTGAGTTTGTATGAAGTGCTGTAGCGTTTGTGCCACCTAACTTTCGTATTGTCTTACGTAAAACCTCATGTGGTTTTTCGTAGTTGTTTTTTCCTCCATATATCTCTTTACTTATTTTTTGAAGCATTGCCCAAGCTTCTTCAGGTTCAGGCGGTAATCCGTCTTCACTTGACTTTGCTAGTACAGCAATGCGCAACTCAGCAGGGCGTGGAGCCCATTGTCGCCCCATACTCATCTCCTGTATTATTGCAAGAACGTCTGTTTTGTTTAAGTCTTTCATATAAGGCCAAAAGTTTTTAACCATAAGTGTTACTTCGTTTTTACTTATGCCTTTGTTCCAGCTTACTGCGAAAAACTCTACAACTTCTTGTAGCTCATCTTTTTGCATTGTTTCTCCTGTTTTGATTGAGTAGGGCCCCCGAAGGGGCCCATCTCGCTTCTACCGTTCTTCTATTTCTAGAAGTCGTCAAAAGGGTCTTTAGCAGGAACGCTACCAGCCATTGCTGGTTGACGTGACTGGCCACCTGCACCTCTTTGGCGACGTTGAATTCCGTCAATACCAAAGCAGTTAACAGCGATTGAATCTGCTACAAGTACGACCTTGCTACGATTCTTGCCAGTTTCCTTATCTTGCCACGTTTGCTGTTCCAGACGACCAGTGACGATGACAGGCAATCCTTTTTCAAGAATTGCAGCAGCGTTCTCTGCAGTCTTTCTCCATGCTACAACATCAAAGAATGATGTTTTAGTTTCGCTATTGTCATCTTTCTTCCACCCATACTCAGATGCGAGAGAGAAATTAAGTCTAGCTACTCCGTTGTCCGAAAAATTCAAATCCGGATCAGCGGTGACATTTCCTTTTATTACAGTATCTGCATTACTCATTTTAATACCTCCGATAATTTTAATCATTTACAGATATAGATAGCTTACACTATAATGTAAACTTTGTCAAGTCTTGTCACTTGACTTCTTTCCCATACAGTAATATCATATAGATATGAGTGAAAAAGATTTATCAGATGAAAGATTAGCATTTTATGACACGCTTGTCAAGACCTTAACAGATCTTGGTGATTTTGATGAAGATGATGTAGAAGCGATTGATGACATGCACGGTATCGCATCTTTACTTATGGAGAGCTTAGATATTGAACCCATTGAAGTTCAAGGAGAACGGGTTATATTTAGCGCCTTACTTTAAGGGTCTTCCATTTTCAAAAAAATGTTTTCTACAGACAACTATATATTCAATTAACTTTTCGTTATCTACGATTGTGTCTTCTCCTGAGAAGGTTCTTTTACCATTGACATATAAAGCATTATGCGTTGCAGGAGCGCCACACCAGCATCGGACATGATTCTTTATCTGATGACTTTTATCTGCTAGCTCTAGCAAGCGTTTAGATGAGGGAAACAATTCACCCTTATATGAAGTTAGCAATCCGAAAGCGTGGACTTCAATATCTTCCGTATCAGCCAGCCACACCAATGATTCTATTTGCTCTACAGTAAAGAATTGAGTCTCATCAGCTAAGATAAACTTAATTTTAGATCCTTTGTCTTTTTGATATTCTTCTACAACATCGCATATTATATCTTCATCACATATTGTTGTAGCTAATTCAGATACCCCTGTTCTAGATGTACATATATTGTCGCCACATCTATCATGTTTATTTATCAACATTACTTGACTTGGAAATGCTGCATTTAGATTAAAGTGTGTTTGAAGAAGCAGCGTGGTCTTTCCAGACGACATTGTACCGTGTTTGAAAATAATTTTACCCATGTACTTTATACTATATTATTCTGACTGTGCCGAGTTCCACACTGGCGATCTATCGTGCCGATATGTGGGATTTACCGTTGCTGGCTTGGCTACAAAGCCTCCTATCGCTGGCGCAGAGAATATTTTCTTAACTGCCATCAATTCATCAGTTTCAGGATGTGCTAGTTCTGTAAGCGTATCGTCAGACATGGACTGATACACTTCAATTGTTTCTTCTGTGTCTACGAATTGGTATGTGTAATGTGGCATGCTACTATTCTACCATGCGCCTAGAGAAAAATCAAATTTTATTCAGATGCTTCTTCTGAAGCTGGCTCTTCAGGTGACTCTTCTTTAGGCTCTGCTTTTTTTGTGGATGCGGCTTTTTTCTTAGCCGGAGCTTTCTTTTTCTCGTCACTAGCTTTTACCATCTCCTCAAGAGCTTCAGTTACTTTACTATTTTCTTCGTCTTCAGCAGCTTTAATTGCTTCTGCTTCTTCATCTAATTCGGTCTGAGGTTCAGGCTGTGGGAAATCTACTTCATCAGCACTTGGAATGTCTATTGTCTTTTTTAGTTTAAGTTCAACCTGTATAGCGTCAGCACAGCATTGCTGTATTGAGGGCCACTGGCAGTTTGGTGTTAGGGTTGAAGATATAACACCGCCAATTTCTTCCCACTGTGTAGCATTTACTACAGATGAAAGAGCCACAGATGATTGTGGGGGAGGGAACTCACTAAATTCTAAAGGAACTTCAAGTTTCTTAGTTAAATCTTTTATAGCTTTAGCTACAACTTTGACTTGTTTTTCTGTTAGAACATGACCAGCAAGACAAGCTAACATTACCCAATAAGATGTTGTGGTAAATGCAGGTTTGAAAGCAGTGGACTCAGGAACGGTTAAAGCAGCAAACTCAAAAGGTATGTGCTGATAAAGTTGACCTGTGTCAATGTCTATAGTGACATGAGGACACATTCTTTTATTTTCATATTCCCTTAAAGCCGATTGTGGATCAATAGCGTTAGCTGTTCCAATAACCAGCAAAGGCGCACCTTCTTGTGTGCGTGGTTGTAAGTGCTCAATTTGTAGCCAATTAGGTTTGACTACCGTTGTGTTATCTTTTGTTTTCGCCATGTACTTATTGTACCTTACTTTGTAGCGCTTGGCAAGTAGGTACAATAAAGGTAGGTGTTAACTGTGTATCGGGGGCGAAATTGGCTAAGTTTTTTAAAAGAGCCGCAAAAGCATGTATAGTTTGGGTATTTCTTATTGCGCTATTAGCGCCTGCCACCGCATACGCTGATACGTATCAAGTCAATGATCTTTCTGACTGGTACTTTTATCTAGACTCAAATCAAGAAGTAACCATATTTGGTAACTCTGATCAAGCCTGTAGCTCAATTGACTGGGAGACAACAGGCACTGACCCATACTTATTTTTGTATGAATACAACAACAATGGGCAAGACACTTATGTAACTGAAGACGACGATGCAGGACACGATAACGACACGCAATGCGTAAGTGCGAAAATCACTACAACCTTAGATGCTGGTGTTTATAGGCTTCGTGCTGGATACTGGGATGAGGATTCAGGTTCAACGGTTGAAGGAACTACTGGTAACCCTGAATATACCCAAGATTGGGGTGATCTAACCTACACGCTTGTCACCGATTTAACGCTAGCCAATCAAGCAATTGTTGGCCCACCCATGAACCTTACGATAACTGATAGCGGTAGCTCTATTACGCTAGATTGGGATTCCCCAAACACGGGTATCGTTCCCGTAGAACGTTACGCAATTTCTTGGCGGATTCCGCCTAACGCTGGTTGGGGTATTTCAACTGGTAACGTGGGTGATGCAAATGCTTTGAACACCGAGATAACTATACCTTATTCTTCTTTTGAGTCTACGGGAGGGCTTGGAGAAACTTACGAATTTGATGTAAGGTCTGACAACGACACGCTTGGGTATTACTCAGGGTGGTCTAATCAAGTGAGTCTTGAGATTGGTCCATCTGATACTGATGGAGACGGTGTTATGGACCCCGACGAAACTGAAGGCTGTATCAACGATATTGACTGTGACGATGACGGTACTGGTGACTTGGAAGATACTGATGATCTAGACCCAGATGTTCCTGTCCTTACTGTGGACACAGACGGTGACGGCGTGTTTGACGCTGAAGAAGAACAGGGCTGTGAAGATAACGTAGATTGTGACGGGGATGGCACTAACGATTTGCAAGATCCAGATGACGCTGACCCAGACGTACCCACACTCACTGTAGACACCGATGGCGACGGTGTGTTTGATCAGGAAGAAACAGAAGGCTGCGAAAATGACGAAGACTGTGATGACGACGGCACAGGAGATCTTCAGGATACTGATGATTTAGATCCTGATGTACCTAATCTTACAGTAGACACAGACGGAGACGGAGTATTTGATCAGGAAGAAACAGAAGGTTGTGTTGAAGATACTGACTGCGATGACGATGGTACAGATGACTTCCACGATATTGATGACTTAGATCCTGACGTACCAGTACTAACTGTTGATACTGACGGAGATGGGGTATTTGATGCGGAAGAAGAAAATGGTGAAGATAAGCAAACAGGTGAGATAGTTCAATGCATGTTTTTACCTGACTGCGATTTTGATGGTACAGGAGATTTTGATGATCCAGACGATCATGATGCTGACATACCTGTATGGACTATAGATAACGATGGTGATGGTGAGTTTGACCAAGGCGAAGAAGATGGCTGTGAATTAACCCCAGACTGTGATGGCGATGGTACGGGCGACCTTGAAGATCCTGACGATTATGAGCCAGACGTTCCAGTGTGGACGATAGATAATGACGGCGATGGAGTGTTTGATAGAGGCGAAGAAGCAGGTTGCGTTTGGGACATAGACTGTGATGATGATGGCACTGGTGACTTGGAAGACCCCGATGATTATGAACCTGATGTGCCTTTCTGGACTATTGACTCAGATGGTGATTTAGTATTTGACAGAGGCGAAGAGTTTGGGTGTGAAGATTTTGTAGATTGCGATTTTGACGGAACTTTTGATTTTGATGATCCTGATGATTTTGATCCCGACGTTCCTTTTCTAACTGTTGACTCTGATGGTGACTTGGTATTTGATAAAGAAGAGTTTGAACAATGCATTGAGAACCCAGACTGTGACTTTGATGGGATTGAAGACTTTCAAGACATTGACCCCCTTGATCCGGACTCTCCGTTTTTGACTATTGACAGCGATGAAGACGGAGTGTTTGATGCTGAAGAAGAATTTGGATGCGAGTTTATAGAGGACTGTGACGATGATGGATTTACAGATGATGTTGACCCTGATCCACTTGACCCTAATGTTCCTGTAGAAAAGGTTTTAGTTGATGGTGAAGAAATTGAGTTCTCGTTTATTGATGAAGATACTGGCGAAGAGTTTACTAGTGAGGAGTTCTTTGTGGAGTTTGAGGTTGCAGAAGAAGACGAAGATCTGGCGCTGGAATTAAACAGTCTTGGTATTGACATTGAAGATGTTGACCTTTCTGAGGTTGATGATGCAGAAGAAAAAATTATTGAAGCGCTTGATGAGCTTGACGAAGAACTAGCCGAAGACTTCCTTGACGTCGTAGATGGTGATGTCACAGAAGAAGAAATTGAAGACCTGTTTGAAGACGCAGATGCTTTTGAAACTCTTATTGAAGAAAATGATGAAGTTATTGCTATTATCGTTGATGCTGTTAATGACGCTGACGACGATGTAAAAGAACAGTTTGAAGAAGAAGTAAACATATTTGAAGATGAAGCCTATAATGATTATGTGGCTGCGGGTTCAAATATTGATACAGAAGACCGCCGTGTGATCGTGGCGGCTGCTGCAACTGCAACGGTTGCTGCTGCGGCTGCACGACCTACACCACCACCGCCACCTGCGCCTAAGCCACCTCCACCAACTCCTAGTGGACCAATGCCTTCATCTACCCCCTCGGTAGGCGGCTCGTCCGCTAGTGTAGGAGCGCCTTCCTCTGGAGGGTCTGGTGGGGGCGGCAGTTCGTCATCAGCAAAGAAGACTAGAAGATTTGGAAGGAGGAATCGGTAAATGAGTTACATACGAAGACTTTTAAAAGAGTGCTTTACTCTTGGGTTCACTTTGGCTGGAACAGGCCTCGTTCTCATCACTTTGAGCTCGTCTTTGCTAAAGCAAGGTATAATAATAAGCATAGCAGGCTTAATAATGCATTTAGTAGGCACTGCAATAGACCATAGGAGTTTTACCAAAAATGAAGAATAGTTCATTAGCTTTATTCGGCAATACGGTGTTACGAATACTTAGTGTATTCGGTATACAGTGCATGGCTATTATTGGTGGTGCTTCCATGATTGGGGATATCCCAGTCCACAAGGCTGCAATACTTAGTGGGGTGGCGGCTGTAGCCCAAGTCCTGCAAAAGATTGCTATTGCTTTCGCTGATGATGGCGTATTAACACGTGAGGAGCTAGATGCAGCTTTCTCTGGAGCAAGTAAACCATCTAAAGCGAAAGGATAAGTAAACCGTGAGTGAAGATTTCCACTGTGAATTTTGTGATTGCGATGGCCCAGATTGCTTCTGCGGCTGTGATGATTGCTGTTAAATAAAGTTTTATTTCAAGTTATATTGTATAAAAGGACCGATATTTCATATATCTACCATATAGACTAATAGTAGGATGGATAAACCATTCTCATTAATTAACTTCCCCTATAAGGAGATTAAAACTATGAATCCTGTTATGAAACAGATGATTGAAAAATCAGTTGCAACTTTCGTGCAAGCTTTTCTGTCTGTCTTCGTGGTAACCGATATGAGTTCCGCAAAGACAGCTTTAGCTTCCGCAGTAGCTGCTGGTCTATCAGTAGTTAAGAGCTGGGCATCAACCAAGGTTGGCGACCCTAGCTCCACTAACGTTGGTAGCTAATTTTTCATAGTGCACTAGTTGATTTCATTTTGAAACTCTAGTATACTAAGAATATAAATGACGCTTTATAGGGTTGAGGTTTTTAAGACGCTCCTTTTGTCCTCAACTCTATAGAGTATCAACTGAAGGCTCCGTCTCCAAGAGGCGGGGTTTTCTTTTTATGTAGCGTCGTATATTTTAGATGCTATCTCTTCCCGAACGTCAGTGTGCTCGTCTAAGAATGCTTTAGTGTTAACACGCCCTTGCCCGATGTTCTCACCGCCGTATGCATACCAAGCACCTTTTTTATCTATGATGCCTAGTTGTGCGCCAATGTCAACGATGTCACCTGTTCGGCTGATTCCTTCACCGTAGGTAATTTCAAACTCTGCTTGTCGGAAAGGAGGTGCAACTTTGTTCTTTACAACTTTAACTCTTGTTTTATTTCCTGATGCTTCTCCATCTGCTTTCAGTGTTTCTATTCTTCGGATATCTAACCGTACAGATGAGTAGAACTTCAAAGCACGTCCACCTGTTGTTGTTTCAGGGGAACCAAACATGACTCCAATTTTTTCTCTGATCTGATTGATCATGATGAGAATTGTTTTGGAGTTGTTTAGGTTCGCAACTATCTTACGCATTGCTTGTGACATAAGTCTTGCATGTAGTCCCACGAAGCTGTCCCCCATCTCTCCTTCTATTTCTTTTGCAGGAGTTAGAGCGGCCACTGAGTCTACTACGATAACGTCTACCGCACCAGACTCTATAAGTTTATTTGTAATCGTAAGAGCTTGCTCTCCAGTGTCTGGCTGGCTTACTAGTAGATTATCTACATCGCAACCTATAGCTTCTGCATAGATAGGGTCTAGTGCGTGCTCTGCATCAATGAATGCGCATGACCCACCGAGCTTTTGAGCTTCTGCTACAACGTGCAGTGCAAGAGTAGTCTTACCAGATGATTCTGGTCCGTATATTTCACATACTCGGCCCTTGGGCAGTCCACCCACTCCGAGCGCAATGTCTAAGGCTATTGAGCCTGTTGATATGGTTTCAATCTCCATAGAGGCATTGTCTCCAAGCCTCATGATTGTACCTTCTCCAAATTGTTTTTCTATTTGCCCTAAGGCATCTTGTAAAAGTTTTTCTTTAGTCATGCTGCTATTCTACCTCGTTATGGCTTGCAAGTCAAGGCCTGATTTTGGGTATACTCCTCTACCCATATCGTGTGGTATATGGTAATTTCCACACGTTATGCTCAAGGCTGTACCCGTATATTTTAAGATCTATTTACCTTCAAGTCCCAACACCACCTATTTTTTCAGCGATGCAACACTCCCCAGATATGGCTCTGGTTGCCCGTGTGCCGGAACCGCTTGGACTTTTGCTAGTTCCGAATCTATCCTCTCAAGTCTTAATGCTCTCCGTGTAGTGACTAGCATACTACCAAGTATGTTGTTCTAGTTTATCGTGCGATTCAAATTGTTACTCTTTGAGGTAGACGTGTCCTGTTCATTACACCAGTTTCGTTATATGTCTAACCCACCGACTATTCAGTAAACCTTTATGTCATTAGGATTCCCTAGTTCTTTTTTTCTAATAGTGCTCCTTATATTACTTTGCTAGATAATCTATCATGTTTAGTTAAACTTGTCAAGGGGTCAACATTTCGCTTGTCTACTTTACAAATTACAAGTATGATATTATTATGATTAAAACTCCTGATTGGTATAAAGAGACGCCGTGTAAAGGGCGAGATAGATTATTTTTTTCGTCTGACAAAGTAGATAGGACTACAGCAAAGAAAATTTGTGCGAATGAATGCCAACATGTTGATGATTGTTTAATGATGGCAGTTAGCAATGAATTGATAATTGGGGTATGGGGTGGAAAGACTGGACCTGAGATTGAAAGAATGGTAAATGCAGCATGAAGTATCATGAGGTTGAGGAAGATCCAGATACTTTAGCTATTCTTTATAGAGGTGATTTAGAAGTTAGATTTATAACTGCTGATTCTGGAGCACTTGGAGCTAATGATTATCGTGTATTGCTTTGGGGTGATGATAATATTGTTGTCGGAATTTCTGAAGGGTATTCAAAAGATATTATTGATGAGTTTGTTGTAAGTAAAATAACAAAAGACCTTGTGTCTGATTTTGACGTTGATGATGAAATAAAAAATGAGATGGTTAGAGATTTGGCTGTTAAGCACCTTGCTGATTCTTTAGATAAAATTTTAGAAGAGCTAATAATGGAACGTGACATTGGAGCAATAGAAGATGTGTCGTTTGAAAAAGGTATTCAAGATATCTTAGACGACTATTGACTTTTCTACGTATCTGTAGTAAGATATTCGTAAATACTATTACTTATTACGGAGGCTAAATTGGCTACTAAAGATATTATTAAGTCTATAATAGATGCGTGTGAAGAGTTAGAAGCATCTATATATGAAGACTCTAAAACTCAAAGATTGTCTAACGAAGAAGCCCTACAAGATGTAGGCGATATGCATTTAGTAAAAGCAGAAGTTACCAGATTATTTGCATCTATGCAAGATGAAGTTGTTGATCTTGTTGGATTTACTGCTGCCCCTATTTCTATAGAAGGCGCAACTATTGAAGTTAAATCTGGTTCTTCTAGGAAAGCATGGGATCATCAGTCATTAGCAGAAGATGTAGCTCAAAGAATTTATGATTCATCAATTGATATTGACACGGGCGAAGTTAAAAAGAATCCTAGAGAGATGATGGCAGATATGCTTAAATATGGAGCTGTTTCTTATTGGCGTGTAGGAGCTTTGAAAGATCTTAACATTGACCCTGATGAATATTGCGAGGTAAGTCCTCCTAAGACTAGCCTTATAGTTAGGAGACAGCAATGAGTATGCTGAATCAGTTATCAGAGCCGTTTCCAGCGGAGGTTGAGAAACAACTCAAAAAAGGCGGAGCTAACCTAACCTATATTCCTATAAGCGAAGTTATCACTAGATTAAATAAAGTTCTTGGTGTAGATATGTGGTCATACGAGATAGTTAAGTGTGAACGAGACGCTCTTGATCCAGATT